AGAACAAGTTCCATGGGAGTGACATACGCCACATCAGCCGATCGATCTCCCTTCATGTTGGAAGTATAACCTGTCACAGAGACAGGATAATTCTTCTTCATGTACGGAACGACACCCTCTACAATAGCAGCTCGGGGTTCAACCACCACGACCCGCTTTACAGATGGACGGTGTATGCGGACCAAGGCCCACAACCGCTCAACCAAGGCTGTCGTTTTGCCACTGCCCGTTGGTGCTTCAATCAACATTGGCTTTTCTACGGTCATGTTTGGTAAAGAATTGCCAACTGCGGAGAAATTCGCAGGCAAGGTAAAGGCCAAACGGTTGATAATAGCTGCAAACATCGCATCAGTCACCACACCGATATTCATTGACAGGATATATGGCAGGAAAGGTATGCCTCGATAATCAGGAGCAACAAAGTCCGGGACAGCGCCAATGGCGGCTGCCAACACCATGTTAAACATCGGGACATTCAACCTACGAATCGACATATCCACATGGCCAAAAAGAAGATATTTGATATCTGCCAGCTTTTTGTCAACCCACAAGAACTTTTGGAAAGCAAATTTTGATCGTGTGCTCCGGAAGAAGCAATAGACCCAATGTTTCACCAACCGCGATGTTGCTGTAGGTGAGTGGACACCCTGGGGTATCAATACTTCACCATTCAGGAAGTCATAGCCAGATTTGGATACGATAGCTTCAAGATGCCTGTCAGTGTGGACCATATTGGCTTCACGCAGAAACCGCAATGGCCACACTAAGTAAGGCTTCAATGGGGCCATAAGGAAGGAGGTCAATGAGGAATTATAAATTTCTGGATTAACCACATCCACAATACGACCAAGGAAATTTGTAGCGACGTCAAATATGGAAAGAGAGCCATATACGACGATCTTCGCCACACGAGCCTCCTTCTCCCATTCCTCAATCTCAGTGTCCGGGTCCGACATTTTAGTTGAAGCATCATACCACTTGCGAAGAATTTCGTCATACGTGGGGATGTCCAATTTATATGTTGGTTGCTTGACACGGATCTGCACCTTCTTCTGGTCTATTGCCGCCACTAGAGAGTCATAAATATCTCTGTGGTGAGCCGTCAAGAGCAGGTAGGACCGCAACCGAGTGGCCTGATAAGGGAGGTCTTTAGACACAAGGTGTGCCTCGATCTTCCCGACCAGCTTGCTACGGTTGTGGTAAACGCACCAATCCGGTGCCGAAATACCAGCATTTGCCAATTCAAGTTTCATTTCTGTTGTGGGTCGCTTAGCATACTTGGATAAAAACTCCAAATCTGCTAGATCACCATGAGCCTCAAGGTTGT